TAGGATACTCACAGTCTGCCTACAATAACTTGTGGCAGTTCTATGCGGATAACATGGAGTGGGCTTGGACCTCTGCTGAGAATGAACGTAAACGTATTAATGATCTTGCTGTAGTTCAGTTACAAGCTGATTCGCAGTTTGAAGCAATGAAGTATAAATCAGACGCTGAATCAAGTTCAGGTTTTGGTAAGTTGATTGGTGACGTACTTGGTGCTAAATCCGACACGATTGCTGGCACAATTCTTGGACCTCTGTTTGGCTAATAGGAGAAATATATATAATGTATAATGTAGGCTATCAAGCAATGAAGAATTTGGCACTACCCAAAAAGCAAGCACCTAAAAAGACTACAGGTACAGGGTTACTTGCACGTAATACTATGGGTAGGTCTGCACCAAAGAAAGAACAAGACGTTAGAGAAAGGGTTGCAGGTTATGTAACTCAGATACGTAAAGCAAGAATGGACCTTAAAAATGATTGAACCTGCTACACCAATGATAGATGCCCCAATAGCAGGGCAATCGCTAACGGCTGAGTTAGGTAATCGTCCTTGGCAACAGCCACCACAGTACAATACTGTTGAAGAGGCTCTTGAGTTTTACATTCCTCGCCTTACTAATCCTAATATGTTAGAGGATTTACTAGATGTAATGGAGACAGGGATACCCCTTACCTCTATAGCAAACGCATTGCAAAGCGGTGGCGTTATGGAGGGTAAACATTCTGTTGATGTAGGCATACTGGTAATACCTGTACTCATAGAGACAATGGCGTACCTTGCTGATGAGGCTGGGGTAGAATATACTGTAGGTACAGGAAATGAGGAAGACCCCGATAAAATTTCTGATGCTGCTATAGCTCGTGCTGTAAGTAAAGCCCGTGAGAAAGAAGGGCAAGCACCCGTAAGGGAACCCGTAGAAGAAGAAGCAGAGCAAACAGAAATGGATTTGGAACCCCCTAGTGGTGGGCTAATGTCACGGAGAACAGAAGATGGCGTTTAACTTTGGAGCATTTGTAGGCGGTTTATCTGAAAGTATTTCTGAAGACATTCAGGAAGCGCAAGACCGTGAATTAAAATTTGATCTTATGGCTGAGGATGAAGCAACTAAGATGCGTTTGGCAAGTGCCTCAGAACGCAGAGCTAGGAAAGCAACAGAAGATAAACTTACTCAGGGATTAGCCGCCTATATAGGTGCGGCTCATGCAGGTGCTATTGTAAAACAACATGGTGTAGCTGGGGCAGAACAATTTTTAAGTGCAGCACAAAATTATGATGGTGACTTTGCTGCAGCTGTTAAACTTCCTGAGTTAAAGAATGGTGTTTTTGGTGGAGATTTTGCTAATAAACCTTTGATGTCTCTTATTCCAGAAGTACCAGATAAAGTTGATGATCCTAAAACTCATGCCGATTGGGAGTTACGTTGGTTAGACGAAGAACTAACTATTGCTCAAATGACTGATGGTGAAGAGAAAAACAAAGCTAAAACTGCACATCAATCTAAGTTAGAACAATACTACAAATTGATAGCTGATCGTGAGGCTGCTAAACGAGAAGATGATGCAGGTGAAGACAAACCATTCTACACAAATGACCAACGTGAAAAAATATTAAAGACACAAAGAGATATTGCCTTTAGTACTCTTACAGGATTTGCAGGTGCACGTGAACTGTCTACTCAAGAACGTGCAGGAACAAATGTCATTTCTATTGCAGATTATATTGCAGCTATTAACACGTATAATCAAAACGATCAAGGACAAAAGGATAAAAATCTTACGAATGATGCAACTGCCGCTGCTGAGACAGCAAAGGTAAGTATTCAGAATTTTGCAGCTAAAATACGCAGAGATGTATTCAAAAAAATTGCTTCGGGTAAACCTTTAAGTTGGGAGGCAAGAGAAATTTCTCCTACAGCGTTGTACGATGAGGATTTCTTTGATAGTTTGGCGAGGCGAAATGAACTAGAAATTGGTGGCGTGTATCTTGTAAAAACAAGTGATAACAAACTTAAAGTTCGTACATATCTAGGATACACTGATGTATTCTCTGAAGTAGATAAAAATTATATTGGGTCAGGCGTTATAACGGGGCCGGAAATTGCGGCTTTACGAGCAACAGAATTTTAATTAAGGGTTACTAGAATGGAAGAAGAAGAAGAGTTTTCACTATCTGAATTTGATGGTAGCGTTGATGAAGAAAACGACACATCCTTATCAACAGACGTTGAGTCTGCTGTTGATCCTGTTAATAGTGTACCTACTTCAGCGGAGGATGAAGAGTTTTCACTATCTGAATTTGATCCTACCATCAATGTTATGGACGATGCGCCTGTAGCTGAAGATATTACCCAAGATATAACTGATGTAGATAGTCAAACTGAAGATGCTTTAGGTTCTTCAATTGATCCACGTATTACGGCATTGTTTGACGCAGAGCAACTGGAAATACAGGAACGATTTGAAAACCCAGAAGTAATAGCAGAAACTGAGGCTAAACTTGATAGTATCTTTGACCGTGAAATGCAGGCGGCTGCTATGGAATCTTCAATGGGACCAGATTTCCCTGAAGGAATGCTGCCTAGACCTAGTGGTGGTGAGATACAGTTACTACTAGATGATAAAAAAAATACACTAAAGAGACATGCAGAACTTCGTGACAGTATACAAGCATTATTAAATGACGGTAATAAATTTCGTGCTGCATCTGTAGACGCATTACTTAATTCTGGTCTATCATTAAACGCAATAGGTATTATTACAAACACAGCAGACTTTACGCCTTTTTATGGTACGGCGCTTGGCATAATAGATATTCCAGAAAACGTACAGATTAGTAGAGAACTGTGGAGCCAAGGCCATGAATGGGCCGCAGCATTTGTGATGGGTGCTGTTATTGCTGAAACTGCGGCATCTGCCATTGGTGCAAAAGTTGCTATAGATAAAGCTACTAATCTAGTACAGTCTAGAGCAAAGAAAGTTGGTAAACAAATCCGCACAGCAACTGATGCAGAACTAACTAAGAAAGTACAAAAGGCTGAGACTTTAGTAAATGACAATAGGGAATTTACAGAAAAGTTAGTTAAAGAATTTGAATTGTCTATAGACCCCACAGGTAATACGTCTATTGCAAACGTAGTTGATGGCAAGATTGTACTGGACACAGAAGCTGCCCGTAAGATTGGCCTTGGTATATCCGATGATGTATACAACTTGCAAAAAGAATACATGGATGAATTTGTAGCTGCAGTTAACGCTAAAGATAATGCTAAGATACTAGAACTTGAACGTACTACAGGCATAAGTGCAAATCAAATTATTGCTATAGCAGAAGAGAACGCAGAGGGCTTTGCATCTCCTCTATTAAAGGCTGAAAGCTTTAACTCTGTAGTTGCTGTGGCTATTGACCTAAAGAAAAAGTTTCCTAAAGCATTTGATAATGATAAGACAGTCATTGATAATTTATTTGAACTAACCGTTAGTGATAAGTTTGATGCTGATGACCTTGCAGATACTTTGGCAGAGTATGGATTAAACTTTGATCAGTACGTACTGACTGTTGTTGGTTCAGGTTCTGAAGCTGGTAAGATACTTAACAAGCTATCACAAATCAAACGTGCTGGTTCATTTAAAATAGACAACGTACAAACACGTGAGCTTGAACGTACTCAGGGTAGTATTGTATCTGCGTGGCGTAGGATTGAAAACATTCGCCGTGGTAGCATGACATCCATGCTTAAAACTGCAATGCGTAACTTTCAGTCTGCTACTATCCGTGCTCCTATGGAGGCATTGGAAAATGTCATGGACACTACCTTGCTTTCAATGTCTAACGAGTTTAACAGAAGGCCAGATCAGAGGTTACTGACTAGAACAATAAAGGCAACAGGTAGAGGTGCACAAACTTTTGTTTCTCCCTCTCAGTGGGCTGGAAGTCTTGCTCCACTAAAGCGTATCTATGCTACACCCGCACTGTCAAAAGAAATAACTGACATTATATTGAACCGTCCAGAGTTTGCACAGCAACACACTGCGCTGTTTGATAATGTAAACGAGTATCGTAAACGTACAGGTGCAGGTTCTGGTGGTGCCGTAGACGCAACACTGAGCGCCGTAGAGAGTGTAGTAGACGTACTGAGTACTCCTAACCGTATTCAGGAATACATCATTCGTAGGGGCGTATATACAGGTGAGATGGAACGTCTGCTAAAACGTGACTGGGGCATCAACATGATGCAAGCACTAGAAGATGGTAAGCTAGGTGACTTGATTGCCAATGCATCTAGTGTAAGGCCAAAAGGTGCACGTCCGTTTGACGAGATTGTAGAAGAGGCAACTAGACGTGCTCTTGATGTAACGTATGCCAAGGCTCCTGACGTTAAACTATTTAGAGAAACATCTAACTTCCTGTCCCGCACAGGTTTGACCGCTGTTACCACACCATTCCCACGCTTTATGTTTAACTCAATGGAATTGATGGGTCAGTATAGTGCAGGTGCATTTAATCCTGCAATCAAACGTATCATGGGTATGAAGAAGGGACCACTTGACGCTAAGGATAGACAAAATATTAGTCGTAACTTGTCTGGCCTTGCAGCAATTACTGCAGCGTATCAGTACCGTATATCAGAGGGTGCTCCTGCAGACTACAAACAGATTGATGGACAAGACATTGGTACAGGAGAGGACACTGTTGTTGATGTAACTAGTCAGTATCCTATGCGTCAGTTCCTATGGATTGCAGAGGCAATGAAACGTCTTGATCCTAATGTACAGCAGTACTTACCTGTATCTGGCCCACTAACAGCTGTTGGTATAGCTGGTGAAGGTAATGCAACCTTTGATGATTGGTTTGATGGTGCAGACGCACTAGAAGTTTTTGTAGGCACAGGCGCACGAACAGGAACTACAAGTGTATTTGTTGATGAAATTGCTAACATCCTTGCTGGTGGGGGTGAGGATATTGTATCGGATGAACGTAAGAAAAAAGTAGTAGGTCGCTTGTTAGGGGATTACCTACGTACACATTTGATTCCTGTAACACAGGTTGTAGAAATACAACGCATGATAGGACTACGACCTGTAGAATATACAGACTACTCTACGGATGATCCAACAACTATTGGTGGTGAAATAGAACGTTCCTTAGATCAGAGTGGAGTTACATCTATCTTTGATCCATCACAAGAGGGAGAGTTACCGTCACGTGAGTTTGTTTTATCTGAAGATCGTAGACGTGTAGGACTTGGTAAGAGTTTATTCTTAGGTCTGTCGGTACTGCAGAAGAATAATCCTGATGCAGAGTATCTGATGGGTAAAGGTATAGAAGAGTTTGAAGTAAGTAGTCGTGGTAAAGGTTCTGTTCGCCGTGAGGAGAATGCTTTAATGCGGGAAGAGATGCCTTTAATTGTTGACTTGGCAAAGGGTGTGGAGACAGATGCTCGTAAACAATATATAAACGAATCTTCCACGTATAAAAAACAATACACTCTTGAAGAACACGTGAATGCAGAAGTACTAGCTGCACTAAACTCTATGATCAGGACAACACGGGCAGCCTTCATTGGAGATGCTAAGTACGATACAGCACCTGAGTTTGTTCAGACATATGATCAATTCAAACGTCAGCCACGTACTGTACGCAGGTATGCTCTTAGAGAGTACTATAGGGAGTACGATAAGGCACCAGACATAACAAACTTAGATGACTTAGATGATCTACTATTCTATGCAAAAGACTTAGATGAGTTTAAGGTAAACAAACCATCAACGAAAAGACGTAGCAGATAAAAAAGGGCGGCTTAATTGCCGCCCGATTTCTTTCACCTGTTGTCACCACTTCCACCTAGTGTGCCTTGCTCCTTACGCCTATTAAGCTTGGCCTCATTCTGTGCTGCAATCATACCTAGCGTCAAGTTTAAATCAGATGCAAGAGCAGCGCAGTACCACAACACATCCCCTATCTCACTAGATAATTGTTCCCGCCAATCTTCTGGCATGCTTTCTGGGCCATCACGAATGATCTTCTTTACTTTGTTTGCCACCTCACCTGCTTCACCAGCTAAACCTAAAGCTGGATAAAGTATTTTATGTTGCTCTGGGTAGATGGCTGTACGTGATGCCGTTCTTTGATATGAATTAAAATCAGACATGTCGTACTTTTCCTTTAGAAACTGTTCCGCTTCTTCCTGTAACTTGTTCATGCTCCTTCACCCGTTCTAACTGCTCATAGTAGGCTTTGTTAAACCCACGTTCCCACTCCCTGTACTGCATAGTATTACTAAGGAATGGATTAACGACACGCCCCTGTCGAAAATCTTTGTAACCTTTCTCGTGTTGAAATTTTAACGGTGCATCATACTTGCCAAGGCCACGTTCTTTGCGGGACAGCTGTTGTTTCATATGTATTCTCCTTACGCTACGTTAATTAATTCTGCTTCGGTATAAGGTATGTGATAGAATAATTCACCCTTCAAGATGTTACGTCCACGTGCCTCACGCAATCGTTCATCTCTCAGGCTTGTATCCTTGATACGCCACACTTGTTTCATATCTTTACGGAAGATATAGAAGTTAAGTACCCCCTTCTCCCCCTCATATTTTGAAAGTAATCTACCCTTACGTTCTGGTATACGTATGTCCTTCCAATCGGTAGGCCACTCCTCTTTCCATGCCAGCTTAACCTCTGCCTCATTGAAATATGTATAGTCATCTTTCTCTGACACAATATCTACATAGAAGTTCTCTTGTGTTTCTTTGATCTCGTGACCTGCACCTACTAGATACTCCACTAGTTTATCTTTCGCAGGGGCATCGTAGGCTTCGTACAATGCACGGCTAAATTGTTTACGTGTCGCCATTTAAATACTCCTTCAATTCTGTATACCCACCTATGTGCTTTCCCTCACTGTCAAACACTTGGGGTACAGTTGTTATACTTGATCTCTTCAACAAAGACAATACCCATTTACTACTTTTACTTTGGATATTATATTCTACGTAAGGTATGCTGGCCTCTTTTAATAATGCCTTGGCAGTATCACAGAAGTTGCATTGGTCTCTACTAATTAATGTCCACATCTTTCCTCCCTAATAGTTCAAGTAATAGTTGCTGTTGTTCATACTCTGACATTACCATCCAGTCACGTATTTCGTCAATGGTTCTTCTGCACCCTGCGCAATACCCATCTTTTATGTGACAGATATTTACGCAGGGTGAAGGTGCAGACCCTACACTAGGTCTACGATTTCGCAAGAGTCACCAGAGCAAGCCATAGTCTGCATACTTACCGTGTTGTCCTCACTTTCATAGTTAGACAGGGCCGACCAGTCAATACTACTAGGCATCAGCGATAACAGTTCTTTATATACACTCTTGCCTACCTCTTGGTAAGGAGCCTGTTGATAGGTGTGATCTGAGTGTGGTAAGAATGACACACCTGACATCTCATCAAAGTGTTCATACACAAACGCACCCACAGACATCCACTCAGCATCACGAACTGAGATAGTCACACTTGGCTTATGTTCACACCAGTGTCGCTGGTAGGTCAGCCACAACTCTAGCTGCTCTACTGCTGTCATATCGTTACGTGTCACTGCCTGCTCAGGTGACTTGACAGGGAAACTAAACACTACAGTAGAGTCAGGCTTCATAACGCAAGGCTCATTAGGGATACCTTGATCAATCATAAAATGTGTCAGAGGGTCTTTATTATCGCCCCGCACAGTACGAATATAATAGGGGCTGTGACGAGCGTGAATACCAGAGGCACTGTCAACCAACTGTGATACTGTTCCCGAAGGTTTATTGCAGCTGATAGCAGCAGAGACAGGGATGCCAAGGCGTTCAGCCCACTCAGCGTTAGTAGTAACAGCGATATAACGTAAATGCTCAAGTGTTCTATCCAATCCTTTGTTAGCGTTTGTCATTAATGGATTATCCATAATGCCAGTCATAGATACGCCAAGAAGTCTTTCTTCTGCCGTATTGTTTTGCCATACCTTTCGTAGGTAGGGGAACTTGATAAGGGTAGACTGTATAGTACCCAAGATCGTAGCAAGTTTTACCTTGCGTTCAAGGTCTTTCAATGTATCCGTTGCTCGTACAACACATTCCGTTAAGTTACAAAATTGATACGGACGTAAAATGATTTCAGAACAAGGGTTTGTACCGAACTCATAGTTAGGATCACGTCTACCAAACTTGGCTGCTTGCTTCTTGGATGCCTCACGATTAAAGATACCACGCTCACCAGACTTAGACTCAACGAGAGAGAGCCACTCACGCATGAATGTTTCCATGTCTGGCTTCTCAGTGTACGACACGCTGTTGTTAGCCAAGGCACGATGCCCTGCTGTCTCCCACCACTGTCCTGACTTAGCGTGACGCATACGGTCATCACTCAGGTTAGACAGAGAGATCATAGCTGAACGCCTCACTCCACCTACGACCACGATCTGACCAATGAAGCACATCAAGTCGTGACACTCCATAGATGATAGCCTGCGTCCTTGTGCCGCCTTGAAAGTAGCTACGGAAAAGTTAAATAATTCTACGAGAGGTGCTGGGCCTGATGCCCTACCACCAAACGTTTTAAGCCTTGCACCTGCAGGGCGTACCTGTGACACATCCCACTTAGGGATTTCACCAGCCCATAGGAGTGCAAGAACTTGACGGAACCCCTTAGCCCAGCCTTCCTTACTGTCCTTAACGACAACGATAGACTCACTCTCGTACAACTCAGGCACTTCTGGGAGCTTGCTGATGAACTGGCGCTCGACACTGAACCCGACACCAGTACCACAGAGCAAGATGTACATAGCTTCGTCAAATGACTTAGGGTCATCGACAGGTAGGTAACTACAGTTGTAGCCTGCCGTGTTGTCACGATCTAATGCAGGGCCAGCTGTCATCATAGCTCTCATAGAGGGCATGATCTCTAGCCCCAATATAGCTTGCTCTAGTTCTTGTTTAGTTTTGGAATCTACTAGATCACCGATTACATTTGTGCTGTAACGTTCGACTGTATCACCCCATGATTCACGCCCCATACTGTCAAAGTACTTTGCGTACCGTGACTTATGAATGAACGCTTGATAGTCTGTAGGTAAATAATTGTTCATGTTCACTCCCTTATTATTTTAATTGCTTTAATTGACATTCCATCAATGTCATAGATAAATTCCTCAAGGCATTGAGCAACTTCTTCATCAAGTACATTGTCTACTGGAACAGGATATTCTTCTTGATCTATATCTAAGGTTAGAAATACTTTAACTATCATCTACTTCCTCTATAAGTTTAGTCAAATACCACTGTGCTTTCTTCAAGTCCTCTGCACCATTCTTGTATCTGTATCTCCACACATACTTCTGAATGTTTCCTTGTAGATAATACTCGTACCCATCACCAGTGGCGGCACGAATGGCATCAATACATTCAATACCTGCTTGGTTATAGTGTGATGGACTATTAACAGGATCGTTTAATGTTATAGTTGTTTCACCTAAAGTGAGTGTGTCAATTGTATCTGCCATTCGTATCTCCTTTCTAAAAGTTTACTGTTACTACGTTACCGTCACGTTTTTCTACTAGTGGTTTAGTATCCCCTTCTTCAAATTCTAAATCATCCACCAAGGTAAATAGCTTCCTCCGTACTTCTGCATCTTCTTCAATTAAAGGTATAGCAGCTATCAACATATCAGTCAACACCTTTATTTGTGCAAAGTCTTGATCTTTCATGGTGTTGTCATCTGTGGTTAGCATACCTATTTGAATATCCCCTGTCCAATCTCCTTGTTCATCCACGTCAGGAGAGATGCGGATAATAAAATCATTTGGTGCAAAGTTTATTAATGAATTTAACATATTAACTCCTCTTTATTTTATCGTAAGGAAACTCCACCAAGTCAGGGTGTTTGTCTTTACCCTTTTCTTTCAACCATTCTTCTGGAACAACCCTATCTGCATACAAGAATTTATTTCTCTCACACCATGTAGCATATGTACTTTTAGCACCCTTACTTAACTTACGTTTACTGTTTTCAAACACGAACCGTATGTCTAAGTTTGGGTGCTGTTTCTTTACAGCTAAGTGTTTACGTCTATCATCTGAAACAAACCGTCCCTTTACTTCAATGATGATACCGTTCTGCAATATAAAGTCAGGAGTATAGGTGCGGTACATCAAGTCTTCCCATTCAATCTTAATGGCTTCATACTTAAACTTTACTTTCTTTTCGTTCAAGTAATCTTTGACTTTGATTTCTAATCCACTCCTATACCCATGCTTTAGTGCAGCCTTGAACTGCTTACCATTCATTAGAAAGTCCAACCGCCTCGCACAGTACGAATGCCAAGACTCTTTAGCTCTTCCATGATGCCTATGTCTGCAGCCTTACGTGCTTCCATAGCTGTACGTAAACCTGCATAACGTTTGTCATGTAGCTCACGCTTACGTTCCCTTAGCTCCTTTTCCATTGCAGAAATCTCTTCTTGCATTTCCTTTACTTCATCATCACCTAACATAACTTACTCCTCTATATATGCCACCGTCTTGGGGGCTTTTGCTTTCGACATACGTGCTGGTTCCTCTACCATAGTGGGCCAACAAGTGTGCCTATAGTCACAGAACCTACAGCCATCATTTAGTACTGTATTTCCTGTAGGCTTACCCCGAAAGAACTCGGGTACTGGACTGAAACAACGTTTAAACTCATTGTCATTTACAGTCTCTACTGTTGTCTTGATTTTATCAAGCTCTTCTTGCATGTCTAGGTTGTCGGCAGGTACATACTTGAACTCACCAGTACCTTTATTAACTACCCACCAGCCACCTGCTTTGTATCCAGATGCCTTGGCATACCCTGCAAGCTGTCCAACATAACCGAAGCTATCTCCTTTAGCAAGTGTGTCAAAGGTATCAAACTTGTTTACATAAGACCAAGGCGATGCTGACTTCACATCATCAACAGCACCGTCTATTACAAGATCATAACTACCAGAAATCCTAGTATCATTATCATCTTCCACTGAAAGGCTAACTTTATCAGTGTCTTTATAGTCCACGCCAGCACCCCGAAGAAGACCTTTAAAAACAGCTTCAACTATATCTCCTATCATCATGTTCATTACAAAGGTTGTCGGCTTAGGTAGTGCTTTCTCTGGCATGTTCTTAGCAAACCAGAGTTGGCAAGTAGGACGCCCAATGTTGGACATCCTTAGTGTGAACTTGTCACGAGACTTACCACTACCAAACTGACGGAGAACTGCATCAGTAACTTCCGCACCAATTTCTTTAGCAACCTCAGCGTCAAAGGTTGTCTTTCCATTGGCAGCGTCAGTCATAAACTGATGCAGCTTTAACTCAGCTGGATGATGCATTAGACAAAATCCTCTGCATCAATGTCTACAAATGCTTCAACAGTATCCGTATCTGTATCGTCATTCTTGTAAGCATTGTCATCCCAAGAACCCTTGATGTATTCATTGTAGTTCTGAATCCATGCAAGGAAGTTTGCGAATGTCTCTTGCTCTGGATCAGTGACATCAAGTGTCTCGTTTAGATCAAGTGCCAGAGTAGGCAAGTAGAACGAACTACCGTTAGGCAATTTCTGTTCTTCTGTTGCTGCCTTGATGTTGTGCTGCACTGGCAATCTCCGCATCTTACCTAGCTTGGTGAACAGAGTACCCGCAGTTTTAAATGCGTCACGGTTTTCAATCTCCCAGATAAATGATTGTTCGTCTAGGTCCACGGGATTACCTTGTGCATCTGTAACGTCATGCAGCTGTACTGTACCAAACATAACCCGAACACGTTTGATCTGACGTATCAGGTCTTGTGTCTTCTCAGGCAATGCCTTGAAGTCTTCAATCCACCCCGCTGGTTTACCACAGTTGAAGCCACCGTCATTGTCTTTAAGGTCACTGTTCAAATCGTTAGCCATCAATGTCTTGACGAAACGATTGGGTGAATTATCATTGCCCTTGATGAAACGCTTGTACATAAACCGCTGTACGAAGGGACGTATAGTTGCAGTAGATGCATAGTAGGTTGGCCCATCTGGGATTTCCAACTTGTATGTGCCGCCTGCCACGACTTCCATCTTTACCTTCTTGCCATTGATTGTATCCTCACCCATGATAGCTGAGTGATTGATACGTAAACGTGCAAGAGTACTCGACTGTGACTTCTGTTTGTTGTCAACAGACATACCCATTGCCTCTGCCATTGCAGAAAAATTACCTGTGTTAATTGTTGCGATCTGATTCATAAAAATCTCCTTTTGTTTTGCGAGTCTATAGTTATATCACGACACATCTTTTGTGTCAAGCCAATTAGGACCAATCTTTGCCTCTAATAATAGAGGTACGTTGAAGTCCAGTTTCCATTTCTTATTTACAATAGTAAGAAGCCTGTCATTGGCTGCATGTATGGTCTGTAGTACTTTGTCCTTTTCATTTGGATGCACATCAATCACGATAGAATCGTGTACAGTATTGACGATACATGATTGCATTTTATTTGCCCCTAATAACTTATCAATGTATATCAGAGATATGGGTACAATGTCAGCCGTAGCAAACGATTGCACGGGAAAGTTTTTAATCTGTGTGAAATATGACACAGTACCATTGGCACGGCGAGTCACATCAGGGAAAGAAAACTCACGACCAGATGGTGTCTTGATCTTACCTGTGGCTAGAGCCTCACGTGCAAGCTCCTTGTGCCACTTACCAATACCTGAGTACTTCTTAGTGAACTGCTCATAGTATGCAGCCTCTGCTGGTGTACGCCCAAACCCACTAGCCCCATACAAGGGCGCAAATGTGTGTGCCTTGGCATCCTGACGTGATATGCTTTGCCCTGCATCAGATATAACCTTTGCGGTATAACTGTGTACATCAAAGCCAGTAGTCACCTCGTCAATGGCAGTCTTGTCCTGAGATAGAAACGCAGCAACTCTAAATTCTAACTGAGCAAAGTCTGCTTCCATAATCTCCCCGCCATCCCAACGTGACTTGAACACACGCTTCACTGGAAACGTACCTCCACGTGGCATGTTCTGCATGTTGGGGTCTGCACCTGACAGGCGACCAGTAGCAGTACGGTGTTGAAGTAACCTGACGTGCAGCTTACCATCTTGTTTTACATGTGTTGTGATACCTTCCACAAAGCTTGATAGATATGTATCAACGGCAGACAAACGGCGAACTCGTTGTAAGAACAACACTGCGTCCTGCATATTACGTTGTCTAGCGATACCTTCAAGGTATTCAAGTTTATCTTTACTTGTTGCGAAACCGTTAGCTGAGGCCCATTTTGCTGTAGGTGCATTGAACTTTAACCCAGCCACATGCGAATTAATATTATTAAAAGTGTAACCCGTACTATCACAGCTAGTACATCTGTTAGTTCTGGTATATGGTGTTCCATCTTTTCTTACCTTTCTAATTTGTCCAGTGCCATTACACTTATGACACCGCTTTGCTTTCTGCTTATACAACTTCTCTGTATTCTGCCGTACAGTGCTACGGTAATCAGTGTCGGACATACGGAAGTCGTCAAACAAATCTGCCCACACCTTTTTGTCTTGTGGTTTCTTACTATAGATGACCCAAGACAATTGTTCTGGGCTGTTCAAGTTGATAGGACGATCCCCCATTAGGTCACGTACCTGTAGTTCTAGTTCACGTACTAGTTCGTCACGTTCCTGTTGGAACTCTGTACGCACAGCCTCAAGTGCGTCCATGTCTACACTAAAGCCACGCTGGTATATCTTGGCAAGGTGTACAGCCAACTGATTAGTCAGTGTGATTGTTCCTGCCAGTGTACTGCATTCCTCGTATGATTTCTGCAAACAAAGGTACAGTTGCTGCGTAGCATGTAAGTCATGGGACAGGTACTCCGATAACTCTGCATGTGGAATGTCACGCACAGAGTAACCTTGCTTGAAGTATTCCTTCAGTGTGTCCTGTTTCTGCGTGTCAAGATTGTACCGTTCAGCACAAGCCTCAAGGGACAGGGGTTCCTTCTGCCCACGTTGCAGCACATACTCACCCAGCATTGTGTCAAATATAGTACCTTCATAGGTGAAGCCAGACTCCCATAGCCACATAAGATCGTGCGCTGCGTTGTGCATAATTAGAAGGGCGGTTTCATCCAAGTTCTTCTGGACAATGTACCGCCCCTCTTCAGTAGGTTGATGCTCTGAGTGATCAAATGTTACACAATATTCGTTTCCAAGATCATCTAACATACCTACCATAACCAATGTATTCTCTGCTTCAAACGGATCAAGATGCATCTTGCCGTTGCGTTTCACCACAGTGTTTTCTACGTCTAGGGTAAGGTGTTTCATTTAAAATATGTCTCCTTCGCTCCAGTAATCCCAATCATCAAATACCATAACGTTATATCTTTCGTCAAGGTCTTTTTGGAATTGCTTATCATTTTCATATATCTTCATAGCTTCCATTGCTTCTGTTAGTGTTAGTTTTAGTCGTGACATTTCCGAAACCAAGGCGGCTGCATTCATTTCATCTTTATTCATGGCAGTAACCCCAAGCAAGGCATAAGAATACTCTGTTCACAGTTATCAACGTAGCTGTCTACCCCAAGCAGTAGCATGGTTATGACTATAGGCAGCACTGTCAGCGTAAGTATAATTAGTAGGAACGCCCAGCCCAACCCTTTAGTTGTACAGTAGTTTACTTTATCACTCATTATGTTTCCTCCGTTAGTGCATCCCATGATACAGGGAATAGTTCAATCATCTTGTAGTCAATCTGTTGTGCAACTAGCCGTGTCTCTGCCTGTGTGTCAGGCTTGCAACGTAGGTTACACATATCAGCGAAGGCATCTAGGCTACCACTCCAGTACCACTCAGTCATTGTGGACTGTGGCAGTACCATACGTGCTTGCTCTGGTGCTACACCATCTTCCAACAAACCTTTGTATAAACTTAAACAATTGTTATTGTATTCTGTTACAGCTTCGTCTGAAAAAGAAACAACCTCACCTTCACTGCCTTGCTTCTTATCGGCACTACGTCCACGCCACACTGAAGGCTCATGGAACTCAGGCTCACTATCCACATACCTACGGCTGATCTCATTCCAACGCAGGAACTTATGCTTGACTAACTGTCGTGCTACAAATATCGGAGCCTTGACGTGGAAGCTGGCAAAGCAGTGACCAAACGGACTGATGTGCTTGTGCTTGGCTAGATAGCGGATCAGCTTGGTATCCTTATCCTTAAGGTAAGGTGGACCCCACATGTTAGGCTCCATCTCGCTTGTCTTTCCAAACGATACACGTGCTGCATTGGCTACGGTTAGATCGTTACCCATGTGGGCAATGTAGGTTGCTTTAATCATGTGTTATCTCCTCATGGTTTTGTAGGTATGCTACTGCCTTTTTTATTCGGTTAATGTCATCTTTGAAAGCACCAAGTCCTGTGTTGCAATGATGACACAACCAACCTCTATATGTTTCTGTGTCATGGCAGTGATCTAGTACCCAATTCTGTAATCTCTTCTGTCCCTTCTTGCCTATCTGATCAATGCTGCGATCACATATAGGACAAGTATATGTATCATCAGGATAAGGATGCACCTTCTTTAGGTAACTAACCAAACTAGATTGTTCTCTGGCACAGGTTCGACACTTTCTTTTTATCTCACCTGATGCCATGTGCTGAAAGTTTTCAACTGGTTGCACAACACCACAGTTGTTGCACTCTAGCCCATCCTCATAGTGCTGCACAGCCAGTTCAAATAATTCTAGTTGGTTCAAACTACATACCTCGCAGTCTTGTACTCCAAGTCACAGTGAACAACACCATGCCAACCAGATAGTTTGTTCTTCACAACATTCAAGTGACGTTGTGTATCCTCTTCATCTTGACCATCAACCACAGGGTTCTTGGCAATCAATACCATAAGGTCAGCCTCTGCTGCCTTACCAGTACGTGATCCTTCCATCATGCTCTGATTCAGCAGTACCTTACCCTCTGCATCAGCAGATAGCTGGGACATGTAGAAGATAGCACAGTTGTGTGACTTGGCAATCTGTCGGGCATAGATAGCATTAGCTTTCAGTGCCTCGTCAGGTCTAGCAAAGCCACCAGTCCTAGCGAACTTGTCACCCATGTCAAGTATTACAATGTCAGGCTTGTATGACTTACACACTGACTCCACCCATGACATGTCACGATCACTGGCATCCTTGATCTTGATGTTGTCAGCAATCACAGAGTACAGGTCACGAGCACGGGCTGGATTGTCCTTCACCTCTTGCATTGTCATACCTGTAGCAGCAGTAAGATACCTCGCACCAACACGGTGTGATGCTTCCTCATTGCACAGGATAACACACTTGGCACCCTGATGTGCAAAGCCACCCGGCGATGCTATCAGAGAGGCGTGGAACGATGTCTTGCCTGTGTTGGGACGTGCACCCACTTCAATCAAGTGTCCTGCATTAACGCCCTCTACCTTGCGTGTCAGGGTAGGTACGTTGAACGTCCACTGTGACTCCAAATCATTCTTGGCAAGCAACGTTTCAATATCAATGTCATCCCATTCAATACGTAGGTCAGGTGTGAAGTCATCTGAATAACGTTCAAGTATGTCACGCAGTGGTTCAAGGCTACCCTTGCTACCATTCACGTAATCAAATCCAAGGTTGGCAATGTCCTCACCAACTACCTGTTGGAATAGTTTAGACAACACCTCTTGTGCTATGTCGCTGCCCATAGGGGCTTCCTTCTTGACCTGATTAAACAGTGAACTGTATGCAGTCTTCTGTGCGGTGGTCAGTGTAGGATTGTTCGACATGAACAGTGCCTCTATCTCGTCTGGTGTTACGGTACGCTCGTAACGATCCATTGCTTTATCAATGGCCTGTTTTATTTTACGTACATCTTTACTGAATAGCCGATCAGGACACTTGGCTCCACGATGATCGTCGTAGAACTCCTTGTCCATTAGACTACGTACAAGTGATAATTCCATTATGTTTCTCCTAGTGTTAGTAAGTTTTCAATGTCGGTAGGGTTACGATACTTCAAGTCATCTATCAAACGTAATACTTTTACGTTGTCTACATAACCTCTTAATTCTTTTGCGAACTGCAATGTCTTGGGTAATGCGTCAGGGTCTAGTGCAATTATAACCGTTGTGAATCGTGATAAGTACTGCTTATGTGCCTCAGAGAGTGAGGTGCCCAACACTGCTACCCCAACATACACCTCACTCCCCAAGCATCCAGAATCATTTGTCGCACCCACAATGGCTGCACTCACACAATCCTCAACGACTACACCAGTTCTACCATACCCCGATACGTAGGGCAAGGGGCTTTTACCATATCTTTTCCATTTAGGTAACTTTTTTCCTAGTGCTCTGCCTGTAGCATCCACCATGATATTGTTGTGTACCACAGGAAATACCACACGGTGCTCACGAACATCATACATCAATCCCAAGACACGTGCTTGAATATTCCACTCGTTACAGTACTCATGTATTGCTACATTATCCTTCACGAAATACTCAGGCCGCTGAAACTTTACTGCCTCTGTTTCATCAGCCACAACTCCCAGAGACTTACGTATGTCGTCACTTGTTAGGTGTACTCTTGTGCCACCACCGACACTACACCCTGCCTTGTAACAGTTCCACATAAGCTGACCCATATTATTGGTAGCTGTAAATGTTTTAATGCCTTTACATACAGGACAGTTAGTACGTTTAGTTTCACCACTAACTAAGTTCATATCACTTATATGTTCTATCATACTTATCATATTAATTACTTTCTGTGTTGTTCGTTTCACTCAAGCATACAGGCATGTCTCTTTGTGTCAAGGCATTATTTGCACTTTCGTAAGTATGCTTCATGTATGGTTTCACAGATGCAACATGTGTGTGTCCTGTAACTGCCATAATCTGTGGCAATGGGACGCCCTTGTCTACCATTTGTGTTACACCAGTACGGCGTATGTCCATCAGACGTAACTCCTCATCTAACTTTGCTAACCGCATGATCTTGCGTCCAACCTTGGACAGTCTTTCCATAGCGTATGGTTTGAACCTACCGTCACGTGGCTGTGGATGTGGTACTACCCACTCTTGAAAACCAAAGTCCTCTTTGTGTTCCAGCAGCATACTATTTAGATTGTCACTGATAGGCAAGAACACCTCTGACCTACGCTTGCTTTGCTCCAACACAAGCTGTTGCTTCTTTAGGTCAAGGTTATCCCAACGTAACATACGCATGTCACCTAGTCGCTGACACCACTCGTATGCCATGTGTACAATCAAGCCAATATTACGGTACTGAAAATCACTATAGGCTACGTCAAGAAATTTGTTCACCTCACCATGCGACCATATAACTTTACGTTGTCTCTGTTGCTTACGTTTAATCTTGGCGAAGGGATTTTGTTCTGCGTGTTCCATTTGGATAGCGTAGTTGTATACCCTGCTTGCACATGTTGCTGCATGATTAGCAAAGCTTACACCACGCTCCACCCATTGCTCATATACTCGCTTCGCAAGCTTAGGTGTTACCTCTTTGTACTTTCGGTGGCCCATTGTCTGATGTACGATGGTTAAGAAATACCTATAGTCTACCTTAGTAGTATCACGTAACATCCTGAAATCATTAGATAGATAGTAGAAGTTGATAAGGTCTGTGACCTTGCTGCTCTCCTTCAAGCTAACAACCTTAGACTGTACATCACGGTATGCGTCTATGTCTTTGTTATAGTCACGTGCAATCTGCCTAACCGTCTTGGGATCGTTACCTAATTCTTCACGGCATACTACTCCTGCATTCACAAGTTTTTGTGGTGGATTAAAGCGATAAGAGATGTCACCCGAAGGTGACACTCTCTGTTGTACGTATCGTGGTAGCGTTCTCATGTGTTATGCGGCCTCCAATTCAAGGAACTTTTTATCTGATACCCACTTAGATACCTCTTGCTCACGTGACCACATGCTGATTGCTTGTGTGTCATTGCCAGTGTTACGTAGGTTGAACCCATTGCGTTCATCAGCATATGATGCATAGTTCGTAAACGCAGAGTACAATGCCCACTTGTTGTGACCACGTGTCGCAGCCTCTTGCAGGTACAGCATGTACATCTTCTCTGCCTTACGTTCAGACGCAATCATTTCATCTAGCAGCATTCTAATGTCTACGTACTTAGTAGAAGTCTGCGCCCAGACCTGCATCTTGCTGGCCTCTGTGTAGAAATCAGTACGAGCACGAGCCAATTCATATATAAAACTTTCCATAGAAAAGTTGGCGGTGTTCTTCTTACGAATCTTGTCATACTCTCCACGTATCTGACCATTGGTACAGAAGAAATCAATAGCACCAAAGAACACTTGGTTGCTGCATGACCCATCAATACCATGCAGTGATATGATACGATTGCCAATGCTAGTCTGGTGCTTGTCAGTTGTGATCTCTACCTGCATGTCCGGCAGTTGGATGTCCAGCATAGACCATGCACCATTACGTGCAGTCTGCCAGTTGTACTTGGCATTAGTTAGGTCAGAGGCATCTAGCTCCTCTGTCACAGTGTCCATGACACCACGGTAAAAGTCACCGTGGGATGCACACTTGAATGACTTGCCGACAATACCAAGGTATTCGCCAGTGTCCTTGTTTATTACGTACTTTTTGTCGTTAACTTTGGTAGGTTCAAACTCTACGTCAAAGTCTAGGTAGGTAGGAATGTCAAACGGCATGTAAAATCTCCTTATCAGTTGTTTGTGGGGCAACTGTGCCATAGTTGTATGACTATGTATACCCCGTCATGTTATTTATAGAATATGTGTGATCCATATGTCACAGTCTTTGTGTAGTGCTTACTCCAATAGGGACGTACATAGTTTGCATGGTAGTAGACCGCCCCATCAGTAGAATCTTTATAGTAACCATACGCCACGTTGTGTGCTACAATCTGAGCGGATAGCCATGCTGTCTTCTCTCTTGGTATATCTGACTTACCGTCACAGTACCAACTGAACTGACATCTGCCTATGCCTTTGTGTAAACCCTGCTTGACCACTTTACATGCATCATCAGGGAACCTTGGACTAGCCACACGATTGAGCACGACATGTGCCACAGCATACTGACCCTCTATAGGTTCACTGCGTGCCTCATAGTATACGTTAAGTGCAAGGCACATAAGTATTTCGGCTATCATTCTTGTATCTCCACCTCTAAACAAGCCACTGTCTCTGACCTGTGCGTGGTCATCTTTGTAGCTTTAGCCAATTCAATCTGACATTCTTCTAGCGTAGGGTACGTACCCAATTGATAGTATTCTAACCCCTGTGTGCTAAACACTTGCATCCACATTAATACATAAGCCATCATGCATACTCCCTTTCAAATTCAAACCATGTAGGTACAGAACGGTACTTCCATGTCATGTTAAACCTATGTTGCTTCGTCATGTAGAACTTACGGTAGCTATCAACAGGCCAATCGTCACCTGTCTTGAGGTCAGTGTGTTCACTGAAACACTCAGGGTGTGGTGTCATGTCACCCTCTGGCACAAACTGTGCACCCTCACGTAGGGCATCCAAGTGACGATCTGATGCGTGTTGCTTACCGTATCGGTATGTATACTCTACGCTCATGTGATTCCACAATCGGAATGCATACATGTAGTTGGTACGTGTTTGCCCTGCCCACAGTGTGCATGGGTGCTTGGCATGAGCAATGCGATACAAGTTGTGCTCGTCTGCATACTCTGGGTTAGCTTGTCTCACCACAGTACATAGCATCTGCGCTTCTTCTAAAGGCATCTTGACCACGTGCTTGTCGCACATAGACTGTGCAATTGCCTGTGGTGTGTTGGCTATAATAAAACGGTTCATGGTTTCTCCTTTGGTTTGGGTATTTTATGACCCGACCAATCATCACATGGATCATCAGTCGGATCAGGTTTGTCATTGAATAACGTCAGGTGCTTCGTGTAT